ATTTTATAATAACTTGATTGTATTCAGAGAATCTGCAATCAATATTGTATCGTTTGGCGATAATCAATATTACATGTCTACCATTACCAGTACTATTGGAACTACTGCACCTAATAGTGTAGTGGTTATTCCACAGTTAGGTGTTGTGTTCATGAATGAACAAGGTATCTACATGCTTACTGGAGGATTGAACGGTGGTTCGAGTTTAGACGTTCAAAAAATTAGTGGTGGTGTTGATAAAGAACTCAAACGACGTAATATGCCTTTATTGCATAAAACTGTAGCGGCATACAGTGCAAAAGAACGTGAGGTTTGGATGCACTATCCTACTGATGATAGTACTGTACCAGATAGTGGTGTAGTACTACACTTGACTCCACAAGTTCCTATGTGGTCATTTAGAACCAATACAGAAACTCCAGAAGCAGGTTACTGGTCAGCAATAACAACTACTGTTGATGGTTACTTTCTGTTGGGTACAGCACCTGAATGGACTATTGCAACAGACCAAACTACTAATAAGTTTGGCCCATTACAAGTAATGTCTAATAGTAATACGTGGGGTCAAAAAGCAGAGATTACATCTAGTGGTGATGTAACGTCTACACTTACTGTATCTAATGTGCCTAACTGCGGACATACATGGGAATCTGAATGGTATGGCTACAACGACAACTCAGTAAAAATTCGATACTTTAGTGTTGAACTACGTATTATGTCTTATGGCGACAATGGATTCAACTTTTACTACTCTACTGATTATGCTTTTGAAGAAGAACCTACGTCGACACAAAAGCAAGCCAAATCAGAAACAGTGTTCACGTCAAAGGAAGATGCAGTATTTGGTGAGGTGGATGCATCCATAACCAAAGTTCCATTTACCGTCGATGAGAGTATATTACGGGTAGGAAGATTGATTACTTTAAGGTATGACGTGAACACGCAACTAATAGACCAATTTAAGTTTGGCATTCGGACAACAAACGAGCAACAATTTCATTTAATTTCATTTAACTTGTTGTCAGATGCTGTTGGTATGCCATCATTGAATCAGTCTACACGAGTACAAAAGGGGCAGTCACGATGAAAGTATATACTCAACATGGTCAAAAGCGGTTTGATCAAGTTAAGCCTGAAAGTATTAATGACAATACCAAAGAGACTATTGGTGTATACAATGGTCGTTTGGATGGCCAGAACATACCTGTGGCTAGTATTGACAATACTAAGTTTATTCCATGTGATGTAACGGACAACAGCACATCGGATTTGTATGCGTTTGCTTGGTCTGGTCAAACTCAAGACTATTATTTTATTCGACGTTGGCAAGACCTTGAAAAAACTACTGATGGTATCCACAAACCATTAGTGTATTTTGATTTACAGACAGAAGATTGGTCTAGTGGTTGGAATAACTTAACAGAGGTAGATACAACATTTGAAGAGTTTATCTTAAACTTTAATAGTCAATCTGGTACACTTAACGGATGTGTTGATGTAAACTTTCGACATGGAGTTGATGTTCAAACTGTATCAACTGTGGTTTATGTTGTTGGTATGGATTGGTGGACTCGATGGGGTTTGTTTTGCAATGATGTATTGATTGCAGAATCTGGTCGAGTATATCCACGTTTGGAAAGTTTAAGTATTCCGTTTAGTATCTCGGTAGGTTCTCAGCCAATAAAACTTGAATTAAAATGGCAAACAGTAAGTACCGATGACAAGCCTGCAGGAGGTACTGAACCTTATAGTAAACTAGAAATATATGGTGCTTCTATATGGGCCTGTAATACTAAGAGGTAGTTATGTCGTTGATTGGTAATCAATACTTTGAAGATGGTAGTAAGCCTACAGCAGTCCAGTTAAATTCTGTGTATGATAGTGTTGTTGGTGATGATGTAGAAGATGCTAATGCTCAGGTAGACTGGGCAAATCGTGAACACTTTAGTACGTCTAACCGCATTGTAAAACTAGATACGTTTGATTATGATGGTCAAGTAGATTGGGCTATATCTAACACCACCTACACCACTATTGAAAATGTTGCAGCAAGTCCAAGTGAGGTTGCGCCATCATATACTACTCATGGCAAAGCATTGATACGTGTACATGCAAGTGGTTTGATTAGTACAATAGACATTGGCGATGATGACGGTGACGGTACAGATGCACAGATACCGTACAACACTTATGCATTTCGATTGAAGATGACACTAAATAGCGGTGCTTCTACAGTAACATTGGCTAACTGCACATATAGTTTAACAGCTCGTGCTGCATTAACAACAAGTACAAGTGGTTTGAACAAGAATACTTATGGGATTCAATGGAGAAGTTTTGCATTTAGTGGCTTGTATACATTAGCAGCAGGTGATGTTATAGACAAGATTGAGTTGCAGGCTTGTATCGGTCAATCTGGAAATGTTGTAAATGTAAGGCATAATCACATTCAGATGATTGTAGTGGAGAACTAATGGGATACACAAAGAGTTATACGTATGTAGCAGGTTCTGTTTTAAGTGCTACTGATCAAGCATCGAATGAAGATGGATTACGTGAGTATGTCAATCAAGAGATATTGGCTAGTGATATTGGTGCAGACACACTGAGTGGTGAGGTTATTGCGCTGCCACGGATTATCTCTACTGTATACACTACTGACTTTGTGACTAAGACATTACAAGGTCAATCTAAGTTGCGTGTTAAGCAACAGTATGCTTGGTTTACAAGTACAACTAAAGGCATTAACCAAGTATCTACTACTGTACAGGATTTTCAAAGTATGTATGATACTGGTGCAGAGGTATACATTCCAAAGGATAATACAACAGTAATGATTACAGTGTACATGAAAGCCTTTGGACAAGAAAACAGTACAGTAACAGAGGGCCAAGGAAATGGTCGTTGGAGTAACCAATTTAAGTTACAGTATGAAAAACTGGGTTTGTATCAAAGATATGATGGAACACGACAATATGTGTTTGAGAATACTACTGCTGCTGATAGTGCATCTGAACCAATCAAAACAGGATTAGATGGTGGTGAAAGTGGTGTACCTGCAGGACATAGAAGCATAATGGTTACACGTATGCTAACATTAAATGCAGGTAGATATCGGTTTACAATGGTAGTAAACTCTAAGGTAGAGAAAGGTAACATTAACTCTCAGTCATTTACGATTGAGACTTTTCATGTGTAGGTGAGTATGGCGGCATTAAGTCCTTTGGTTATGGCAGGTATTTCAGCAGGTGCAACAGCAGCAAAAGCAGGATTACAGGCTATTCCAACTAAGTTTGAACGTGAACAAAAGAAACGACTAGCAGAGTTACAACGTAAACAAGAACTAGGCCTGTTGGGTTTAACGGAAGCAGAACGGGCACAGATTGAGTCTCAGTTACGTGCGCCTAGAGAACAAGCACAAAGACGTAGCGATGCAGAGATTGCACGTTTAAGCACTCCTACAGCACAATCTGGACAACAACTACTGGCAGCACAGTTGGGTGCAGAAGGTCGACAACGTATGGAAGCAGACTTGGCCAGTCAGTTGCTTGGTATGGACATTCAACGTCAACGTGAACAGGAAGCAGATATTGCAGCAATGGAAGCAGGACAAGGTTTAAAACAAGATGAAATGCGTGCCAGTCTTGCTGCTATCCCAATGGCAGGTGCTGAAGCATACATTGGTCAGATGGGTCTTGAGCAGTTGATTAACGTTTCAAAGATGACTCCTCAACAGCGCAATACTTACTTAAAGAATGACTTGCAACTGGATGATACAGAAACATCTTTGCTACAGTTGGATGAGGTTGTAGACCCTAGAATCATTCCTATTTCACAACAGGTTGATGGTTTGTTTCCACAAGGTAAGTCAATGCCATCTACTGTTCAACAAGTTGAACAACCACGTATTCAACCAATAGCACAAAAAACGGATGGTTTGTTTCCAGAAGGCATGGATATGCCGCAGCTTCAATCTAATTATAATAATTACGATATATTAAATGTTAGACGTTTGCTTAATAATCCCAATATTCCTGATGATGAAGCATTAGGTATTCAACGTTTGTATCAATATTATGTTGATACAGGTTTACAAAGTACATTTGGATTATCAATGGCTGATGTAGCAAAGATTTATTACAACCTCCCTAGAGGTACTTATACTGATAGACAATTTAATCAAAGTATGAATATACCTAGCGACCAAGTGTCTATGATTAATCAGACTGCGTTTCCTGCATTAAGTGGTCGTATGAATGTAACTAATAGTCGTGGACAGGAGATTTGATATGCCTATTCAACAGATTGGTGGCCGCAACGTATATGTTATAACTGGTACAAATACAGACCCAAGTAAAACGAGTACTGGACAGTCATGGGCCAACCTAGTAACACAGCAAAAGTACATGTTGTTTCAGGAAGCACAGAAGCAAGCATTGCAAGAACTGCAACGTGCGGATGCTGACTATCAGACTCAAGTACGTATGGTTCAAGATCAACGTAAAGCATTGCAAGATGAGATTAAACAACATAGAGCTTATGTACAAAGAATGCAGTCACAAGAATTGACTCTTAATGATAAACGTGAACGTCAAAATCAAAGTCAAGCAAACAAAGGCATGCGCACTACTACTAGTGGTGGTGGTGGTGGTAGAGGGCCAACTCAAATAGCTCCAAATATTTCAGATGTAGATGCTTACTATCGAAAACTAATTCGTGATGAACAAGCTGATATTGATGACATTAAAAAAGATATTCGTGCAAAAGAAAAAATATTAGAAACTTATCGTAGTGCTAATGACCCTAGTACAAGTCGAGGTCAACGTAAAATACAATTATTAGATGAACTAGATCAACTAAATATTAAATTAGACAAAGCACAAACAGATCGAGGTCTAGTTGAGTCTGAAAGAGATGATGTGATTGCACAATACTCTACTAACAAACCAGAGTTTGATAGAAAGTATCGTGAGTTATTTGGTATAAAATATCAAAGTGATGGTCGTGCTGCTGCTCCTACTCAAACAACACAGGCTGTAGATATAGAGGAAACTCAACTTGAACCAGTTGAACTAGATGTGTCTCCATCTCAAGAGCGCATCAAAGAACTTGAAGCTGAGTTGGGTGCATTGGAAATGCCTACTCGTGAATCTGTAGACTTGATTCCACGTCAAAGTGAAATCTATCAACAATACTTTGGCCAAGGTGCAGCACAAGTACCAACAGATAGACGTTCAGAAATGGATGTGTTGGGTGTAACTCCTGAAGAACCTGTAGCAGTTCAACCAAGTCCTGAGGTTGTTGTAGAACCGCAACTAGAACCTGTTATAGAAGAGACAGTTGTAGAAGAGCCACAACCACGTACATATACTGTTCAACCTGGCGATACTTTAAGTCAGATATCACAAGATGTATATGGTACTCCAAGTCGTTATATGGACATTGCTGAAGCAAGTGGTATACAAAACCCTGATGTGATTAGAGAAGGACAAGAACTTACTGTACCACCATCACCAACACCAACACTATCTGATAATCGTGAAGCATTAAACAGGATTCGTGCCTTGCGATTACAGCCACAAAGACTGTCTAGTATTGGTCGTCGTATGCGTTTGGATGATATGCAACAACCAACTGCAGTAGAGTCGCAACAATCAACTCTTAAACAAAAGTTTGAAGCAGTTGCAAATCAACATCCTAATCAAAAGAAATTGTTGGCTATGCAATTATTACAAGAATATGCACGAGACTTGGGTGTAACAAGTCCTGAATATGCAAAAGCAAAGAAGCAGGTGTTGCAACAACTACAACAATCATTAGACCCTAGCAAAGCACGTCAGTTAAAGAAGATTCGCAAAAACCAAGAAGAGTCTCCAGGTAATT